CCTAGAATATAGACAGTTGCCCCTTTCCACATTTCAGGGACTTGCCAATATTCTGACTTCACTATTCATCGTCCTCGTCTTCGTCCTCTCCAACATCAATAGTCTCATCGTCATTTTCTTCTTCTTCGTATTCGTCAAATTCTTCCTCTTCATCTGGCTCGTCTGGTGTAGGCTTCACACCTTCACTCACTATCATTTCGTTTGCTTCATCTTTAGTAAGGAAGCCATCATTTAACTTGACTCCTGAAACAATGTTAATTACATTGTATCTTCCTCCACCATGATGTTCTCTTTTCAAACGCTTCTGTTCTACCTTCTCCTTCTTAGGCAAAACATCAATTCTCATGAACTTGTCCATAAACGCCCCTACCTTTGAAGGAGGACAAACCAGAATATCACCAGGCTCAACTATTCTTTTGAGCCTCTTTCCCTTTATTGTCATATCCTTATTGTTTTCACTAAGGATATGTTTACCAAACCCTTTTCTAAGTCTGAACTCTCCCACACCTTCTGGGACTTCTTTCCTCTTAAACGATTTTCTATCAAACTTCTTCTTCTCTTTACCTTTCTTCTTTGTTGCACTTGCCATCTTAAATCTCCTTTTGGTTAAAGGTTTTTAAAAAGGATGGACAGTCTGGTTACTGTTGTAGAATCCTCTCTCCACCCACTACTTATGAATAATGAATAACACCAGACCTGTTGCTCTGGTCTTTGAAAACCTGTGGAACTATAATAGCCATCACTTTAAAGTGAACCATCATGCCTCCATCAGTAGACCATTCAACTGTCTGGATTGGTAAACCTTGTACAAGCCTTACAACGTCACTCTGCATGCTAATCAACAGGACTCCACCAGCTGTCATCTTATCAATCACTTTTAATTCAGTGATGTTCTCCACCTGAAGGATTCTCTGTCTGATAGTAACAGGGTAATTAGTTGTAAAGTTCTGGTCAAGATTGCCCTCGATGTTAGTAGAAACATACATCGTATACGGCCCGTATTTCCTGTCAGCTATCGCCGCATTCTTCATGGCTATAGTGTCAGTCAATATGTTTGCTCCAGTTGTAGAAGCCCATGCTGCTGTTACAGAACCAGTGTTACGGTTCGGATGGTCTTCATACCCTCTAATAGTACCAGTCTCTCCACTAGCACCAGCAGTATAGGCACTCGCACCCTGAAAGAGAATCTCTTCTGCTTTCTCAGCAACTTTTCTGGATGCCTTCTCAGCCATCCTTGTGTCTAAAGCCTGTCCTGTGTTTCTACTTGCTGCTATCTCCCTAGCACTAAAACTAAAGTTCTTAGAGATGATAGGCAATGGGAGAAATAAAGTATCCCACTCAGGTCGGTCTCTATCAGTCCGATTTACTCCATCCATGTTAATCTCTGCATCTGTGATGTCACTTTCATCCTGATACTGTAACATGGTCTGGGCGAGTCCATCGGTCTGAAAGGTAAGCCCCTTGTTCTGCAAGTCAGCAATCCCCTGCAATCTAATCTGGTACTCCCTTAGTACTGCTGTGTCAATTTTCTTCCAAGCGTCATAGGTAAGTGTAGCATTGTTTCTCAGTGAACTAATATTCATATTATTAGCTATGAGTTTGTGTGCTATGTCTCCACCTGCTCCACCGAGGAAGTTATCAACACTACCCACTTCTGCGGGTGTATCAATCATGTTGTTGTAATTAATCATCGTTACAATTTCCTCCAATAAATAAATTAAAAAATACTTAAACTATCACACATTTGACCAACAGGTCAAGTGAAGCATTGTCAGACAAAGCATCAACAGCCTCTAACGCATAAGCGAAAGGAGGGTTAGTTGCAGTATCCCTTGTCTTTATAGTACCATTAGTACCATTCGCTGTCATAGCTGCACCTATTGTTGCCGCTTGACCGTCTTCAAGTTTTAACTGAACTATGTCTCCACTCTGTGCCTTGTACATCTGAATATTGGTACTTGCAGTCCAACTTGTACCAGTTTCATCTCCCACAAGAGAGTTCTCTATTGCTATCAGCTTTTCTGGATAAGTACCAGCTGCTTCAGCAACGGACTGTGCTCTAAAAGTAGCAGCACCAGCCACCCTCTCCATGATAGTACCAGGGGGAACAGCTACTGCTGTGATTAATCCCTCAAGATACATCCCATTTCCTTTTAATACAATCGTTCTATTACTAGCCATTAATAAAACCTCCTATAAAATAAAACTAAAATTAACTAATTTAGGCACTAAGATGACTAAAGTCTGGTGTGCCATCTTTATTCCACTTTTCTTGTGGAATGTCAGGGACTCCACTACCATCATCTTGCCTCTCATTCAACTTCTTCTGCTTTGCTTTTTCAACTTTACTTCCATTACCAGCATAATTAACCTTCACAGGAGTCATAGAAATTATGTTCTCCAAAGTATCGAAAGGCATTGCCTGTAACTCTTCTTCACTAAACCTATTACCTTCAGCTTCAAGAATAATCTGAACTGCATTATCTTTCTTTTCTTTGTTAGTCTTAATGCCAGCCTCAATAGATTCTCTCAGTTCAGGACTTGCTTGTTCAAGTAAAGCCTCAAAAGTTACTTCTTTTACTTCCTCTTCTCTTGTTTCATCCACTTTTGAACTCTCCTCCATTTCGCCAATCTTAGTTTCTAATTCTTCCACTCTGGTGTTGGCTTTAACCAGAGCAGTTTCCTTCTCTTGACACTTACAATCATTCAATGTAAATGTCCTCTCGAAACTCTCATCTACCATATTAGTCAATACCTCTCTGTCTTCTTCGACATAAGGAAGTGACTCATTAGCAATAAGAGCATCCACAGCTTCAGTCCGTTCCATATTACTCTCCTCATTAATTGTTAAAAATTCTACCTTCTCTTTTACTTCTTCAGGAGTACCTTTTAAAGAGACTTCATCATCTTTAAGTTTGTAACCAACTTTGAACAACTTAGATTCATTATTAGCTACTTTCTCAAAGACAAAACTCTTATCAAAGACCTCTCGTAAGAAGTGAGCAGTTCCTTGTTTATCCATATCACTGACAACCTTAAAGAGTTGTTCTCTAATCTTGCTATGTGATATTTCGTTTACCCAGAACCCCACTTGTTTCAAACTGGTAAATAAATTAGAAGGCAATTCAATCTCCGTCCTCTCCATTACCACAATCTTTTCATCTTTCACATTTGCTTCACCTCCCTCTCTAGTTAAACATCTTCCACATCCGAACTCTTTGTTCACCCTTACTCCACATCCTGCATCAAAATTACACGCTCCTTCTGCATTAGGAAGTAAGGCGAGGTGGTCAGGAATGAAACCTGTTAATGTTTCTTCAAATGGTTCTCCATTCCAAATTCCAGGCATCCCATCACTACCAGTAAACAACCCTGTACTTACTTCCATCTTCCTCCCTAAAGACAACATCTCCAACGCTTCAGGAGACAACAACTCAATCCTTTCCTTATCTATCCACCCCTCTCCCTTCAGTTTCCCTTTTTCATACCGTACATTCTCAAAAGTGCCTACCGAATACTTCTTCAAAGTGTCAGGATTGTTTGCTGTTATTGGAGCTCCTCCATTGTCTTTTGGGTGATCAATTGTCAAAGGTACTCCATTCCAATTTTGTGCTGTGCGGTCTATCTCAGCAGATGGATAAAACCCTGTTCCGCCTGAACCAGCATGCACTCCTTCCACTAATGCAACTATCGGGATAATGAGAAAGTTTATTCCTTCTTTCTCTTCTGTCCTGATATTAAAATTAGTGATAATATTTCTGATATTACAAATCATCTCATTCTTCCTTTTCTTATCAAAAGCTGTCTTACAAACTCCACCTCTTATTTTAGCATCAGGAAACTCTCTCGTCATCACTGTATTTCCCATACATCTGGAAAAGAATTTAGTTCTGGTCTCACCTTTTCGTGGTGTTGGTATTGGCATTTATTTCCTTTTACTAAACAATCGCCAAATAAATTTTACTCCCTGGTCAATAATGTTTACTACTCCCGCACTAGCTCCTAAAGTGGCTACTGCCCCATCAACTGTCTCTGCATTACCACCTAGAAGACCTGTACTAACTCCAGCTCCCACTCCCGCAGCCATTGTCCTCCCGAACTTCTTAACATCAAACTCCTCTCCCGACCTCATCTTCGCTACATAAGTTCCCATGCTAGTTCCTACCGCTGCCAAAAGTCCGATTGCTAAATTTGTTACAAGTAAACTAAACATAATTTCTACTCTCCTCTGGTTAAGGTTTTAAATTAGTCGGTTGAAGATGTAACATTAGATACTCCTCCACCCTTTGTATCTATCTTGTCAGCCTTAATGTCAATACCTTCCGCCAAACAACCAGCTAAAAACATCAAAGCCAAACCACATACTACAAACATCAGATACTTTTTCATTTATTATCTCACCCCCCTAAATCATTTATCTTCCCTACATACACCACATTTCTGGCTCAGTAATCATGTTTACTAATTCAAGCAACATCTCCTTGTACCTCTTTGTAAATTCATCATCATTATCATTAATATCTACTTCAAATAATTGCCAACTTTGTGTTTTGTCAGGATACTCTTGCCCTAATATAATATAGACTTCTTCTAAGCCCTTAATGATAAAGAGTAACATCTCTCTCTTATGACAGACCATAGCATTTTCAACTGGTCTATTAATATAATGTACATAATCCTCTGTCTTAAAAGATTCAACCCAAGTTAAGTCTACTCCAGAGAACTTGATACATTCAGTATCAGTCGCTCCCTGAAATATTGGAGCCTTATTATCACCTGCAAAACAATATGTTACAAAAAACGAAATAGTTATTATAAAAAGTAATACAAGTTTTCTCATTTATCAATCACTCCATATCACTTTCAAATTCTATCTCTTCCTCTCCATCATAATCAGTTACTTCTGCAGTGTATTTATATAATCTGAATTTGTCCGACTCTTTTTCTATCGCCTCGTTTATTGCCCTCTGTAAATATCTTAATACAGGATAACAAGTTGGCATCTTTTCATGCCTACCTTTTATTTCTATAAAGCCTTTGAACTCTATCTGCCAATCATATAATTCTTTTTCTTCACTAACATCTTTTCTCTCTTCTTCTTCATATTCCATCATACTATCACCCTCAAATCTTCTGAAACAGGATTGAATTGGATAGAGGGAGTTCCTATCTCTGATGGAGAATAACCAGCCTTCTCAGCATACCCTGTTCCCCCCAATGTATATACTTTTAAGAATGTACCTGTCATAACACCCCTCCTCTTTCTTGATATAAACTTCCCATACCTATTAAAACTCAACGCTGCTGTTGGGTCAACAGGCATATCATGTCCATGCCCTACCATTACCACATCACAAGTGTGCCAATCTGCTAATAACTTTTCAAGTCTATTTACTTTCCCCCCCGCTGTTCTCCCTGCTATATTACTATGAGTTACAAAAACATCAAAAGATATTTTCCATGTACTCTTCTTCTCCTTCTTACTAATAAAGGATAATCGCACTACCGCTGCATCATACAACAACTTCACGACAGGATTAGGATAAGCATCAAGATTCTCTGTCGCTGTTTTAGACTTGCCTCTTATCCCAACCTTAATATCATTAAGGTGTTTCCACATATCATACAAAACATCATAATGATACGACTGTCTTACTGTCTCTTCATGATTACCTCTCAGCAACCCAACACATTTCTTCCGTATAGGATAAAAGATTTCGCTCATTGTCTCTATCTGTTCCTGACAAATTCGTTCAATACTTTCGTTCCTGTACTTCTTTGCCACTTGTCGTATGTCAAAGCGTTTGTCTGTAAAATTAATCGCTTCTACATAATCGCCCATCCCGACCCAATAGTAGGATTCATTGTGTTTTATCTTATCCACGACTTTCTGCAAAGCATCTAAATTACACCCTGCATTGCCTTCGTGAATGTCTCCAAGACCTATCAATGTAAACCATTCATCAATACGCCTAGAACATGGAATTGTTATCTGGTTAAATTCCATAATAATAAAAAAGAATAAACGCAGTCAATCTTTCGGTAGTCTTCATTTACAGAATAATTGTGTCTATCTAAAGAGTTCAACCGCATCTATATTATTTGTTTCACAAGGCACAAATAATTAAAGCCGATTGTTATCAAAATCTTCGTAAAATTTTTCGTAATCATATTCTATATCAAAGTTTCCTTCTTTACCTTTCTTCATGGGAACTTTATATGATTTATTCCAATCTGAATCATCAAAAACAATATTGTTTTTTTGACCCCTTAAAGGTTTGAGATGTTCATTATTCCCCCAAGCAATACTATTAGGAATCCCACCAACTTCAGGAGGAAAAGCAAAACATATATGTATAATATTATAATCTTCCTGATCATAACGAGGGTCTGTTTTTGGAACATCTTTTTCCGCATAACCTAAATTATATTTACATCCTCTAAGACTGCATTTCATATTTGGTATCATCGACATTTTATACTCCTATCTAATAAATTTTCTCGTCATTCCAACATATGTTTTGGTATATCATTCCATTTCATATCTGCTTTGAAGTGTCCCCAATCCAAGTTTGGATAATCCCCATCCAACAACTTTCTAAAAAAACCTTCTATCTCTAATGGCAACCTATCATTGTCTGCGACAATATCCTTTACATCACTAAATTTAAAATCCTTCGCCCTTATTTTATCTGAAGCGGTTTCTAACGGAGCCTTCTTACTGGGTTTGATCACTTTTTCAAGTCGCTCTTTTCCCCAGGGATGAGGGAGAGGTTTACCAAGCATATTCGCTTGGTAGTTATCTTGAGTATAAGCTGTAAGAGACTCAGAAAATAGTTCCTTCATTCCTTCTACCACATCGTCTCTCCCACCCTTATTAGCATAGTTAGATATACCCCTAAATCTTTTGTCTGGTCTTAATCCTTTCTTTGTCAAACGATCCCATGCTTTATGAGCTTCTCTTGGAATAACATTCTTACCACCAGCATTCCCAATTAAGTGGAAATGGTGAGCAAACTCATGTCTAAGGGTACAAGTTGGGTCTCTCAAATTTCTTAATGATGTCAATGCATTTTGACCAGATTCCTTATAGACTTTGCTGTCTGTGTACCATCTCCAACTAACATTATTTCTACCATGCCCAACTTTCCCCAAAACAACATCACGAACTTCTGTCGCCTCCACTGTTCCTTTGGAAATGTTTTTTGACCATCTCTTTTCATAACCATGAAATTTGGTATTTCTATACCAACCCATAGTCTTAGATGGATTTATTTCATGTAAAACATGAATTTGTGGTCTTCCTGCTTTCCCATAAATCCCATCAACCCAAGGGCCTGGAGACCAAAAACCATCCATACCGACCTTACTAGCACCATGCGCTTTTCTAATACTTTCCCAAGAACTATGAACATTAAAAGTATGAACAGGTTCACCAAAATCAATCATTGCAGGAAGACTCTTATGCCTTCTCTTCATATCCATTAAATTCTTACCATAGTCATTCATCACAGATAATTTGTCTGCGTCCTTCCATTGTCTCCCACCCCACCAATTTATATTTTCTACATTCATTTTTCTCTTGAATTGTTCTTCAGCCTCTTTGATGGTACTACAATCATTCCACAATAATGACTCATCAAATCTAGGAACAGGTTTTGGTTTAGGAACAGGTTTTTTCCTAATCTTCCTGATCGGTTTCTTATCAACACCTTTTTTAACTCGTCTTCTCT